AATTGAATTCACTATATTCCAAAACTCTCGTTGATCTTTCTTGGAAGCATCCTCACTCGTGTTTATACCTATTTTCTCGTTAACCCATTTTCGCATGGATGCAATAAACTCTGCCGAACCATCCGCATTTTCATGCCTGCCAGCACCATACTCTCTCCACCATGCGTAGGGAGCCGCACTACCGATATCCACCCGATTCAAGGCTGAGGGAGCCGCTATTAAATACTTATTGTTGTCTACTGCACTATTGCGGGTAGCTGTCCGCCATGCAATCGATTTCGTCAAGGTGCCAGTGAAATCAAAATCATCGGTGTACCCCCGCATCTTGGAAGCGCAAATATCCCCAACAGTCTGTAAGACACCTTCTACAAACACTGACATTTCTTTTGGAAAATCGGCGTGAGCCATCGCTCCAGTTATCTTTACTTGCCCTCCACCGGGAATGGTATAAGTAACTACACCCATACTATGTCACCATTGTCCACTGGACAGGTTCCAGTTTGCAGGATACATACGGCAACATGCTTTTCCATATCTCCGGGCGACCTACGATCCTGTGCTGAATACCATCAGCATCCAGAATACCGTCACCAGCACGAACAGTTCGCTTATAGTCAATCGGTAAAAACAATATCTCTGTTACCTTGGCAAAAGTCTGATTGTTCAGGAATTCCTCGTCACCCATCACGGGTTCTACCCGACCACTGACCGTTGTAATCAATGTCCAGACAGGATCAGACATTGCCCCCACAGGCGGCGTTGCCCTCCATAACTGGAGTGGTTCCATGTATTCAGGAAATATCATGCTAACCCACCATACAGAGTAACAATTGATGAATCGGACACGGAAATCCCTGCCATTCGACTTTGCCGCAGGGCTTTATACTGCATACCGTAATTAGTCAATTCAAGGGGATCACGGATAACTCCCAATCCACCATACGACAATGCCAAGCGCCCTTCCATCTTGTAGGTTTCCACGCCAGCCTGTCCACCTTTTTTTGTATTGAGGACATAGTAATGGGAAGCCAGCAAAGCTACAGCCATTGCCCATTGCTCCCCAAAAAACGATTCACTGGACACACCAGAAGCCAATTCTACATAAACATCCATACTCCCGGTATCATAAAGAGGAGCACAGATTACACGGATGTACTCTTCTGGTGTAGCCACTTGTTACCTCGCTTATCCGACAATCTGGCCGCTGTTCACGGCATCAATCTGTTTTACCAGCGCCGCTTGAACATCGGGACGGTTTTCTTCCTCCGACCACTTTTTTAACGTGGCGGGAACAAAGGTATTCTTGATGATGCGTTCGATAACCATTGGACGTATTACGTCGCGGATACCGGCAGGAACGCGGATGACTTTCGTTTCCCGTGCATCTTCCGTATCGCACCAAATCAACGGATAATCCTCCGTTTTTTCTGGTTTTGGAGTCTTTGTCCACTCTTCAATCAGATTACCTTTTGCCAGTTCATCCCTGACAAAAGTACGGGCTTCCGCCCATAGCTCATCAGGAACATCGTTATATCCGGGTGCCAACGTACAAAATCGTGAATTGGCAGAAGGATCAGTCGCAGTCGGAATGTGTGCAGGGATCATCTTCATCCCGTCACCTGTCCAGTTTACTATCATGTGTTCTCCTTGTGGTATATCCACTTTCAAAAAATACCCCTTGACGGTTAAGAAATCTTAGCATACTTTCTTAACTTTGTCAAGTAGTTAATCACATACCATCGGCATAACGCCAGTGGTAGCCATAAGCCGAAGGGATTCGGCCAGTACAGCACGATGAAATATTACTCCCCGCTTTTTTAGGGAGTTCTAACTCTTCCCCCGCCTGTTTGATAGGAGAAAATGTTTTGTCCAGTTCTATGCAGTATACTGCATGGGCCGACCCGTTTGTAGTACCAAGGCACTTACCCTTGCGATTCTCTGACATCTTGACAAGCGCATCCTCAGAGGGATGCTTACCTTTCCACGGATTCGCCTGTAACATAATTTCTCTTCTACGCGCACAAAATTCCGGGGACATTTTCTTACCCTTCTGTGCTTGGCTTCTATTAAACCTTGCAATTTCGGTAGAAGGATACACTACATTAAGGTCATTCCGCAAAAACGCATCCTTCAACTCTAGTACAGCGTCAACCGTATTATAGCAAAAGTGGTGCATATTGTTAGAGCGATGCTCTTTTCGGCGACAACATCCACTAATACTGGTTGCAGAAACTTGTAGTATACGACTTGCTTCCGCAATAGAAGTATACACATTATCAGTTTCTACACAATACACAGATTTACCCAGTGCCACTGCTCTTGCCTTATTTTTTACTCTCCATGCGTCATCAAAATGGACGTTGTAGTTCCCATCTCCACCCGTAGTCAGATTATATCCAGTTGGCACCATCGTATGACATTCTACAATATACTCTTTTTCTTTTTGGTATAAAGCTAGTTCATCATCGGACTGGTATAGAACTTCCCATCGGAAGGCATCATGCCCATACTTTAAGAGTGCCTTGTGAAACAGGGATTTCGTGTGATTCTTGGCGTAGCTATGGTGTTGGATACGGCGTCTTTCTAAACTATGCTTAGTCTTTCCAATATATTGTTTGTTATTGGCGAGACAAGTTACGCGATACACACAACCCATTGTGCCTCCTACTTCATAGAAGTGGGCCAACTTTTACCTTGGCCCACTTTCCTAATTACTTATACAGTAAGGAATTACTAAATGCCATCGCCCGCGGCGACTGAGGCGGGGTAGTAAATTATCATCCCTGCCGTTTTCGCATAGCACGGAATCTCGAAGGACATCCCCTTCTTGTCTGCATCGTACTGCTCGAACATCAACGGGATTTCCAGCGTCAGGTGGGAAGGATCGTTCACATAGACCATCAGACGGGCAGTCGAGCCAGCACCGGCAGTCTTGAGTTCAGTAACCCACTCAATGCGCTTGATATAGCGATTGGTCTTGAGGAAGTATTCCATGACAGTAGTGTCAGAATCCGTGCCCAGCCTCTTGGTGGAGATCAGGTTGTACTGCTCCAGCGGCATCAGCATGGTATCAGGCTGTTCAATGCCATTCGTGGCAGAAACAACAGCGTGAACAATACCGTTCATGTCATCGAGAATCTGGTCAGCAGTCTTGGTGCTCCAAGTCTTGGTTCCGCCCGTGCCGCCAGAAGCGACCGTGTAGGAACTAATACCGGAATAGCCAATAAAGCCCTTCAGGTTGGTGGCAGTATCGCCGTTGAAGGCAATAGAGTTAATCTTATCCTCAACGGCTTTGCGGGCAGTTTCAGCCCTGCGGGTTTCGAGGGGGAACCCAGCCATCTGAGCACGGCGAACTTCCTCAATGGAGTAACCGTATGCGGCACCAATACCCTTGGGCTTGACCGAATACTCTACACCAAACACGTCTACACGGGGAAAGTCCATCGCATAGTCGGAAACCATTTTGGCTACACCGACGCGAGAGAACTGCCTCCAAGTGATTTCGGCAACAGCAGGGCTGGCCTCACTGGAAACAGGGAACAGGCTGAAAGCCATATTAGGCTTGTACTTGACATCATACGTCTGAGACTTTACCAACTCAAGCTCGCGCTTGAAGAAGGCAGACTCGTTCGCGTCAAGGTTGTAAGCGTCAAATTTCGCGGGCATCTTTATCCTCCTTCACTTACGCTATGAGTTTCGCGCCATTGACTTCAATGAGTACAAGGCCAGAAATCGTAGTCTGATTTGCACGGAACATGGTTCCGCAATTGTAGTTGCCAGAAGCGGTCGTGGTGAACAGTCCGCTGGAATTCGCATACGCGGCAACGGGGGCAGTAGAAACTGCAATACCGGCCTGTACATATATCCGACCCTCGGTCAGTACGTTCACAACATCGTACTGCTTGTAGGTGCCAACCGAATCAACATCGGCCCGCTGGTCAAACAAAGCAATACCCATAAATACATCGCCAGCAGAATAACTGGCTTTCACTGTAGTCGGAGTGCCGGGAGTCTGGTACACGGGGCGACCGGCAGTTATGTCGGCGGCGGCAGGAAAGCTCTCTACCGTGAAATCAAGACCATAGGGCAGACCGAGTATAGCAGTGTCCATCGTATTGTAAGCGGCCATACTATCTCCTCCTTATTTCTTTACGCCAAGGTAGCCAGACCGAATCTTGGCCATGTACTCTTCGCGCTTTTTCTGTGAATCAGGGACAGACGAGGTGTCGGCTTTTTCGACGCCACCGCTGACTTCCCGTATTTCCGCATCAGCCTTCTTTTCAGCTTCTACAGAAAGTGCCTCAACTGCTCCATCGAACCGTGCATCCAGATAGACGGCATCTTTGCCATCCAGCACTGCTTTCGGAAATACTGCCATGATTACGGCTTTCTGGATATCCAGTTCCGCCATGTCAGCTTTGACCTCTACATTCGCTACACGAGCCGCATCAAGGATACGCACCCTGCGGGCTACTGCGGCATCAATGACTGCCGTGTCGAGCTTGACCGTCTCCAGTTCCTTGACCTTCGCTTCAAGCGTGTCAACCTTGTCCTTCAGGGTGTCCCGTTCCGCATCGATCTTGGTTTTATCCGCAATCAGCGCATCCAGCGTTCCCTGAACAGTGTCCGCACGAACGGTAGCGGCATGAAGAGCTTCGAGCACTTTCGGCTCACTCTCATACTCGACTCCATCCAATACGATCTTTTTCAGTGTCGTGGGCATATAAATGTCCTCCTTCGATGTGTCTAAACTTATTAGTTCAGCGGATGCTGAATCTAAACGAATCCTTGCAGAATCTCCTGCCCGTGCTTTGGGCACAAGGCTCACATGATTGGCTTTGATGTTGCGCTGTATGAAGTCGTATGTCTGGCCACACCAGCGGGCATCGGGGTCGGCAGGTTCCAAATCACACGTATACCCGACACTCAGTTCCCGTGTACCTGCCTCAACTGCTTT